ATGGTATTAAAAAGAAAATAAGGGAAGAGTTTAAATATATTTTAGAACTTCTAGATTTTGATAGAAAATCTCACGAAATCTACAGGAATTGGTATATTGATGGTAGACTTCACTATCATAAAGTAATTGATTTAAAAAATCCATCAGAAGGGATACAAGAGTTAAGATATATCGATGCGATGAAAATTCGATATGTTAGATCTCAAAAAAAGAAAGATAATGATAGATTTAGATTGTCTAATGTAAACACAGACAATCCAATGGAGTATGAGTTTCCAGAAATTGATGAGTATTTTGTATATAATCCCAAAATGACATATCCAACCAACAATCCATCCTCTATGGGTGGAAGTTCTGGAATTAAAATGTCTAGGGACTCAATTACATACTGTACTTCGGGATTGGTAGATAGAAATAAAGGATCAACTCTTTCCTATCTTCATAAAGCAATCAAGTCTCTTAATCAATTAAGAATGATTGAAGACTCTCTTGTCATCTACAGATTGTCTCGTGCCCCCGAGCGTAGAATTTTCTACATTGATGTGGGCAATCTACCAAAAGTAAAAGCGGAACAATACCTACGTGATGTAATGATGCGTTACAGAAATAAAATGGTTTATGACGCAAATACTGGCGAAATTCGTGATGATAAAAAGTTTATGAGTATGCTTGAGGATTTCTGGCTTCCTCGTCGTGAAGGTGGTAGAGGTACTGAAATCTCTACCCTTCCCGGAGGTCAGAATCTTGGAGAAATTACTGATATTGAATATTTTAAGAAAAAACTATATCGTTCACTTAATGTTCCTCCATCAAGAATGGATGGTGAAGGTGGGTTTAACTTAGGAAGATCTTCCGAAATCCTTAGAGATGAATTGAAATTTACCAAGTTTGTTGCTCGTTTAAGGAAGAGATTCTCTTATATGTTCAATGATATGCTAAAAACTCAATTGATTCTGAAGAACATTATTACTCCAGAAGATTGGAGCATTATGGAAGAACATATTCAATACGACTTCCTATACGACAATCACTTCTCAGAACTCAAAGATGCTGAACTTTTGAATGAAAGATTAAATATGGTTCAAGTAGCAGAACCTTATGTGGGTAAGTATTTTTCGCAAGATTATCTAAGAAGAAAAATTCTTCGCCAAACAGATCAAGAAATTATTGAGCAAGATGCATTGATTGAAAAGGAAATTAAAAATGGAGTGATTGCTGATCCATCACAAATGAACGTTGATCCAACAACAGGTCAACCGATGCCACTAGAAGTTGGTGGCGATCTTGGAGTGCCAGTAATGGAACCAGATCTAGAATCTCAAGGTAGAGCAACTGAAGCACCAAGTATCCCCAAGGGTGGGGAGATATAAATAAAAACGATTAGTCATAGGTATTAAAAAATGGATGACCTTCTGGATATGATTATTGCTGACGAATCACCATCCCAAGTTAGTGATAAGATCAAAGAGTTACTTTTTACAAAGTCTGCGGAAAAAATTGATGGATTTCGCCCGCTAGTTGCCAATAGCATGTTTGAAACAGAAGAAGAAGTAGAAGAGGAAGAATGAAATCCTTTAAGCAATTTTTAACCGAATCTGTTAACATTGCTGGAGACTTCACAGGAAATCTCTATATAAATTCAAATCAACCTGAGCAACAATCGGTTGGTGAAAGTTATGTTGCAGACGTAATGTGGCAAGGAAATTTGTATAGACTTGAATTAGTAACTAAATCAGGATTACCAACAAAACAAGATCTTGGTGAACAACTTCAACAGGAGTATCCTGGGGCTATTGTTCATCAAATTTATCCTGTGGAAGAAAAGAATTTCAATATCAAAAATGTACAAAGATATCACCCATCAAAATTAGAATGGATCGATTGATAAATGGCTCAGTGGAATATACAAACGCAAGATTATTTAAATCAAGAAAGATCATTATTTGAAGTTGTTGGTGTCGCGTCAAGTGACGGACAAATAATTAGTCCACAAAATCCATTTCCAGTTACAGGCACTATTGGAATACAAACTGGATCAGGTATTACTCTGAATCCAGATACTACAGCATACGATGCTTTTGGTAGACAGAGAATTTCTGAACCATTCACCCTTGGTGATTATAAACATCTTTATGCCATTGATCCAAACTTTTTAGATAGTTATTCAGGTGCTGGATCAACAGTTTCATATATACCAAACCAAGCAGCGGCAAGACTACAAACAGGTATTGGAAGCACAGCATTTTGTATTCACCAAACAAAATTTTATCATCATTATCAACCAGGAAAATCGCAATTAATTTTTAGTTCTTTTAATTTCTATGCTCCTCAACAGAACGCAACCAAAAGAACTGGATATTTTGATGATAGGGATGGTATTTTCTTAGAACAAGTAGGTCTTAGTACATCTGATGGTATTAATGCTGGTATAGGAACTTATAACTGGGTCATCAGAACTTTTACAAGTGGTATTGCAACTGAAACAAGAATTCCACAATCACAATGGAATAAAGACAAATGTGATGGAACTGGTGCTTCTGGTTTTAATGCCGACTTTACAAAAACTCAACTTGCATTTATTGACTTCCAGTGGTTAGGTGTTGGTAGAGTTCGTTGTGGTTTTGCTCACGATGGAAAGTTAATTACAGCACACGAATTTTTACATTCTAACAATAATCCAAAGGTTTATATTTCAAATCCAAACTTACCTGTTCGATGTGAAGTAAGAAATACTGCTGTTGGTGTTGGAGCATCATTTGACCAGATTTGTTCCACTGTTGCTAGTGAAGGTGGTTATATAGAAAGTGGTGTTGACTTTGCCTATACAATGGAAACCACAAGAACAGTCGTATCTCCGGGTGGAACAGAACTTCCATTAGTTGCGATTCGTCTCAAAAATAGTTTCCAAGAATATCCAAACAGAATATCAGTTAGATTAAATAATATTTCTCTCTATGCGGAGACAAATAGTATTGTTTATAAAATAGTTAAACTTCCAAGTACTGCTTATATTGGATTAACCACTTTGGGTAGTGGAACTATATGGACTTCTGCATCTAATAATAGTGGAGTTGAATATTGTATTAATGCAACAGTATACAATGATGGAGATCAATTTGCTTCTGGTTACGTTCCATCAGGAGCATCCCAAAACTCACTATCTCCAGTTGCATCTGGAGCACTGACATCTGCAAAGAAAAATATTATCGTTCAAAATATTGATTCAACAAATTCGGAAATTTATGCAATTATTGTAAGAACTGTATCAACTAGTGCCGGCGCCGCTGCTCAAGTTGCAGCATCACTTCAGTGGAGAGAAATTTATTAAGTAATAAATAACTAAAAGTGTACTATCAAAAATAATGGCTCATAGACCGGTTGGGGCAGGTGCCTCATTTACATTTACTGCAGGTGCTGCAACAACATCTTCGGCATTTTCTGTTCAATCAAGCGTATTGAGAGTTGTTGCTGTTAATGGTGCAGCACATATTACTGTTGGTGGATCACCTTCCGCAACGGCTGCCGATTACTACATTCCCTCTGGCGGAACGGAAACTTTAGCACTAACAAAGGCTTCTAATAGAGTTGTTGGTGTTACAACCGGAACAACCACAATTGTTACTGTTCCAGAAGGGATGCAAGTTCCATTTGGAGTTGGTGATTATGTTTCACTAACAGCACTAGGACAATCGTATTATAATTTTACCCATCAAGAAGTTCTGTCGGTAAATACAACTGCAGGAGTTGATGGATATCATCAAACTAGAATGACTGTAAATTATAATTCAAGTGGAATTGTAACTGCGTTTTCTCCATCTGATGCAACTGTTACGATCTCAAATAAAGTCTCTGCGTATGGTGTAGGGACTGGAGTTCTTTATTACCAGCAAGTACAAATTTCAGGACAAGCATAATGAAACTCATCACAGAAGAAATAGAAAAGGTAGAAGTTATTACCGAAGGTGTAGGTAAGCAAGCAAAACTTTTCATTAAGGGACCTTTCCTTCAGGCAGAATGTGTCAACCGTAATGGACGTATGTATCCTATGTCCATTATGGAGCGTGAGGTAAATCGTTATAATGAACAATATGTCCAAAAAGGTCGTGCTCTTGGAGAACTTGGGCATCCTGATGGACCAACTGTAAACCTTGATAGAGTTTCTCATAAAATTGTAGACCTTCAAAGAGAAGGTAACAATTTTATCGGTAAGGCACAAATTTTATCCACTCCAATGGGTAAGATTGCCGAATCACTTCTAAAAGAAGGGGTTTGCCTTGGCGTTTCCTCTCGTGGTATTGGTTCGGTAAGACCAACCAAAGAAGGATATAGTGAAGTTGGTGAAGATTTTATGCTAGCAACTGCTGCTGATATCGTGGCAGATCCTTCAGCTCCCGATGCTTTTGTTCAGGGAATTATGGAAGGATAAGAAAACCAACACCTCCTGCGAAGACGTTTGTCCAACCGGGAAT